TCGGACGCCCAGCTTGCGGAGATAATGTCTGTTATTCAATCAGGCGTCCGTCGTGTCTACTATCCACTAGCAACAAGCGGGACTGGAGCGCCTGGTCATGAGTGGTCTTGGCTGCGGCCAACTACTACACTCACTCTGACACAGGCGATTGATGGAGCATTGACTCGTGGCAGCTTCACGGCTGGCGACTCAATTACGCAAACCACTACATTGGCAAGAGCGACTTATGTGAGCGACGACGGGTCCGAGTTGATTCTGTACGGTGTTTCCGGTGTAGCCGACGGAACGAATACGTGGTATCCAACCGATGACGACGATGACTCGGTGAATGCCTGGACGCCTACTGAGATCGCGGACACGTCGAAGTATGACTTGCCGGATGACCTTGGCCGCGTTGTCGGCTCGATCCATTTTCCGACGAACGAATACCGTCGTTCTGTGACGATCGTTCCGATCGGAGCTCTCCTGGAAATGCGGGCCAGGAATGCCTATACCGCTTACCCAGTGTACGCGGCAATCCGCTACAAAGCGTCCGACGGATCAGGTGGACAGCGGCAAGAGATCCTTTTCTTTCCGCAGCCGGACCAGAACTGGACGATGCTCTATGAGTATGAAGCCTATAACGGTGCATTGTCAGACAGCTATCCGTACCCGCTTGGTGGAATGCAGCTTGCGGAACTTTACATTGAGTCGTGTCTTGCCGTTGCTGAGTCGCGGCTCAATGATGAGATTGGCCTCCATACGGCGCAGTACCAGGCCCTACTCATCGATGCAATTGCCCGTGACCGAAAACACGACGCTCGCTCTTATGGACCGATGGGGCATGTTGAGGACACGCACGATCGTAGGCACCGTTATGGGGCCGCATACACAAACCTTCCAATCGTCATTGACGGAGTGCCTTATTGATGCCAGAGACACCCAAACAAAGAGCAGCGAGGCTTGCGGAGCGTGCCAGGGTTGACGCTCATGCGTCTTCATTCTCACGTCCCGGGAAACCTAGGCCGCAATCAACGGCAAAGCAGATCCGAGATAAAAAGTCCGAGGAGCTTCGCAAAAGGGGCACGCCGTCAGGCTTGCAAGGCCTTGTCGATGTGATGACTCAAAAGAAGAAGAAAAAGGAAAGGTGATATATGTCAAAGGGAAATTTTTCAGCCGGATCTGTTTCAGCCGAAATTATTGCTGCTGATGTTTATCGTGATTATCTGACCATTCAAAAAACCAACACAACGCAAATAGCTCTTGGTCTCGGCGAGCCGGCTGTTGCCGGTGAGGGCATTCAGCTCATAAATATCGATTCGTCGGTGGAGTTGCATGGGGCATTAGCCCGCAGCGCCATCTACGCAATTGGTAATGGAGGTACTGGAACTTGGCAAGGCGGTCAGGTGACCTTCCGTCCCGGCCCGTATGCTGCTTAACGGAGAATGTAGTGACTAGGACAATTACCATACCGTCTGCCGATGAACAGATGGAAATCGCGATCGGCCGTAAGTCGAAACAGCACGAATCTATTGCACTCACTGCGGATCAGAAGTACGCAGTGGTCATCATGCCGTTGGCCCAGGCGGTGACGCAGGCAGACTACCCTGCGCTGAAGGCTGCGATCCAGGCGGTTCCGGGGATTCAGGATGGTGTCAGAATTATTATTGACGGCCGCACTCCAGCATCACTACCAGACGGCAAGGAGTTTTTCCTGGTGACTCGTTGCCAGCTTCGCGTCTGCGACAGTTCCATTGATGGATAAAGCCGCATGACGTCGTGTTTTTATTAACAACCAATTCTTGAATCGAGAAAACTGATGAAACAACGAACTGCTGACGTACTGAGGATCAAGCCGCCTAGTGTGACCATTGATGGGTTGCTGTCTTTGTCTGGTGTTACCGTGCCGACAGACGGTGATCCTGGTTATGAGACCGGGTGTATCTTTCAGAAAACTGATGGGGGGGTTGGGACCTCGCTCTATGTGAACGAGGGCTCTGTCACATCATGCTTGTTTAACGCCGTCGAGCCGCTTGAGTCTATCACCCTGGGTGACCTTGGTGATGTGGCTGATGCGTACCCTACCAGGCTTCTGGAAACCGGAACGTATCAGAGTACAGCCAGCGGCGGTGTCACTCTCAGTGCGACCAATACCAGGCCGTTCACTCTGCTGTACGATGATGCTGGTGCTGCCCTTGACGGCGGCGCTACGTATCGTGGGCTGCTTTCTAGGATTCTTCTGACAGTGGACACCCCGGCCGTTACGGTCATTTCAAGTCGCGGTCAATTGAAGCTGCTTGATCTTGTTGATGTCGCGACGGGAATCTTTGCTCCGGTTCAGGGCTACATCGAAGTAGCCGGCACGTCGATTGCAAGCAGCGGGGCGACACTTTCTTGCTTGTCGGCGAGTCTTGAGATTGGCACTGCTTTGACGGCCGCAAGCGGCGGTGAAATTGCCGGTCTCCATGTGGAGACAACGGGTTCTGGTACGCTCACGGCTACCGGCACTGTGGCTGGCATCTTGATTGACAAGGCGGCTGGTGCTGCTGACTGGCCTGTCGGTATTTCGATACTGAACACAACAGCTGGTCTTGCAATCACCGGTGCTGCAAATTATGCTATCGACATCGCGACCTCTGGTGTCTTCCGCATGGGCGTACAGGACACTGGCATTGACCTGACAACTGCGTATCCGTTCGCGGTGGACGTGCAGTGTGAAGCAAACGCTGACATTGTAGCAGGTGCTACAGGTTCGTCTGCTGGCATCTATGCTCGCTATGCAATCGAAGTCGCCCAGACTTCAAACACTGCCAAGATCGGTATGTTTGGAAAATTGCGAGTCAAAGCCGATATGGCTGATGGCAATCACGCAGGCGTAATGGGATGGGTGGAGATTTCTGGAACCACTGAAATCGCCGGAACCGGAACCACCACGACCGCAGCCGGCAGTTTTGCCGTTATCGCGCCGTCGACCCTTGATCTCTCGACCGGACACCTGAACGGTATTGTCGTTGATTGCAGCGTTGACGATGCGGCAACTATCAGTGGTACACTGGCCGGAATTCGTCTCAAGAAAAGCTCAGGCTGTTATCCATGGGCGACGGGAATCCAGATTGAAGATAGCGCAAGCGCCATTGGTATTGCTATCGGTACTTGTACAACTGGCATCAGTTTTACTGGAACAATGACGCCGAACACCGGCAGGACAAACCATGCCCTGATGATTGGCGGCAGGTCCGCCGCCGAACTGCTGGTTACGTTTGCTGGGGGCGCTGGCGCAGAGAACTTCGAGCCAGTGCAGATGAACTACAATCTCGCTGGAACCAATCCGGCCTCCACCAGTACAATCAACCTCATCCAGCAGGGCCTCTACCATGACACAAACGACATGGCGAACCTGCGGCTGAAATGTGCTGACTGGTGGATCACTGTCGACAAAGACTGCAAAGATGTCTATGTCATGCAGGGCGAGATCAACGTCGGAGCAGGCACCAATACCATTAGCGGGGAGGTTGCGGTTCTTGGTTTGGTTCTAGACGGTGGAGCAGGCTCATTGACCAGCCCGTATTGGCATGGGATCAACATGACAATGCGTGGTGCCGGCACGCCGGCCAACGCAAGCGGTGTATTTGTTCGTGTTGAGTCCGGGGCGACAATCGCAAACGGCGTCGAGTTGCGGGCCGAAGGAACAATGACCACTGGTATTCGATACGGGAATATCTCTGGTGCCGAATGCCCAACCAATGCGTTTGCTGTTCCGACAGCCGGAACCGGCCTGACAGTAGGTAGCGTAGACGATGGTGACGGCGAAGGTTCAATCCCAATCTTGGTTGGCGGTTCCCAGAAGTGGATAAAATACTGGGCTAGTGCAACCTCGTAATCGACTGAGTTCTTTCCCGGCGGCACTCCTGTCGCCGGGTTTTCGTTTTTTAGGCAAAGGAGAAGAGAGATGATCCTTGGACAGATTTTTCAGAGTTTAGAGTCGTGGCAAAAGTTGTCAGCAATCAACATGAATGCAGCGATTGCTTACAAGATCCTCAAGTACACGAAGCTCGTCACTGATGAGTATGCCGTTATCGAAAAGCAGCGGGTTGCACTCATCCACGAGGCTGCCGGCACAGAAGACGGTGAAGAAGTTCGGCTTGAGTCCGGAACGCCAGAGTTTGAGTATTATGTTGAGAAATTCAACGCAGTGCTGGCGGTCGAGTCTGATCTCGCCGTGTCTTCTGTCGAATTCTCGGAAGTCGTGAATGCTGTCGATGAGAAGGACGAGTCGCTGTCTGTTCAGGACCTCGGGAAGCTGGAGCCGTTTTTTCTTAGCTCTGAAATAGATCCGCCGGCTGACTCGGATGCATAGGGATGGCCAGGAAACATAAGCTGATCGACATTAAGTTCCCCCTCGGTGGACTGAACCGCAGGGGGGCACATCGGCAGCAACCGCCCTACACCTCTCGCAACCTATCGAATGTGCGGCCGAAAGGCAATCTTCAGGGAAGGGAGCGAGGGGGCTCGCGCCCAGGTTTGATCGAGTCGCACCTCGACAGTCTGGGAGCGGCCGTTCGGTTGTTGGACCCCATGATTCTTGCGCTTGGTGACGGCTTCACATCTTGGTCGGATACGTTCGACGGGACAACGCTTGTCGCTGCGTGGACACAGGCCAGCTGGGCGGATGATGTTCCCAGTATTCTACCAACGGCACTGGCGAGTGTTGATACGTCTGTCAGCGAGGGTGAGGTTGTGCTCGACGCCTTGCCGATCGACACGTCTCAGCCTTATGTGGTGGAAATCTTCTTGACGCCTTGGAACGGCGAGTGGCACGGGGACTATCGGCTCTATTTCCGGCTGGATGATAGTAGCCCGGACGCGGAGACCGATGGCGTGGTTATCGAGTTGGTGCAGACAGGCAGTACAGGAGCTTATACTGCGTCCCTTACGTCGCTTGTAAGTACCACGCCCTCAGTGATTGATACCGACTCCGGTACGATTGCTGTCCAGCCTGGGTGGCTGACGGCTACGATCTCAAGCACTACTGTGACGGTTTACTGGAATGGTACCCAGATACTCACGGGCGTTGTTGGTGCGCACGGTGGTGTACGAGTTGGCTTTGGCATGGAATGTACTACGGAGTCGGGGATTTGTTTGGCGAACACGTTCCGTGTGCAGTATTATTCGACGGGTTCTGTTGATGCGCTTCGATCAATGCTCGTTGCCTCGGCCGGAGGTGACCTGTGGCGAGAGACTGCATATGGCCGGATGACTGTTATTACATCTGACCTGACGGTCCGCAGCGATGTTCCGCTTACATCGACGCAGAGCGGACAGAAGCTTTACATTGCGGACTACGGCGACACGCGCGACTCAGGGACTGATGGGGCAGTGTCAGGTTCGGTATTAGATGACGGAGGAGCGAATGACTGGTCAACCCTTGGTATCGACCCCGACAGTGACGTATGCGTCATCTCAAACCCCACCGGAGCGACAGTTGCCGGAACCTACGGGATCGTGTCGGTCCACGCCACAAACGGCGTCACCCTCGACAGCGCGCCTGGAGACGGAACTTGCGCTTACCGGATCGAGCGAGCCCCAAAGATTTACGACCCGCTGCTGAACACGATCACGATCATGGCTGCGACGACCGGGCAGGTTCCGACCGGGAATCCGCTGATATGCCGCTATCTCGATCGAATTGTTATGGCCGGGGCCGAGATCGCCCCACACGTTTGGTACATGAGCCGACAAGGAGACTCACTTGATTGGGACTACTCGCAAGAAGACTCGCAACGCGCTGTCGCCGGAACTAGTAGCGAAGCTGGAGTACCTGGAACGGCTATCACCGCCCTCATCCCGCACAGCGACGATTATCTCATCATGGCATGCCGAAGCGAAATCTGGCGGCTTCGCGGTGACCCGGCCTTCGGCGGCCAGCTCGACTCGCTTAGCCAGGCGGTCGGGATTATTGGGCAGTCCGCATGGTGCCTTAATCCAGCCGGAGAGCTAGTTTTTCTGTCCCTGGATGGTATCTATGTACTGGCGCCCGGCGGCAGCACATATCCGAAGTCATTGTCAAGAGAAACGTTGCCTCGTGAGTTCCTGAATCTTGATCCGAATCTAGTCACGGCGTCCCTGGAATATGACATTCAGGGGCGGGGTGTTCATATCTACCTTACTCCCGATTCATACAACGCACGAACCCATTGGTGGCTTGACTGGGATCGCAAGACGTTCTGGCCTGTGTCGCTTGATTCAGACTATGAACCGACTGCGACTTGTGCTGTTCAGGGTATTGTAATCGAAGATTCTGGTGTCATCCTCGGTGGTCGTGACGGGACGCTTCGCCGAATGAGTGAACTAGCTGAGTCAGATACTGGGACGGCCTTCTTGACGTATGCGGAGATTGGGCCGATTGCGTTGGGGAAAGACGGTAATACTGGATCGATTCTGACCATGTCTGGAGAGATTGCCATTGGAAGCGGCGATGTAACATGGACGACATATCCAGCACAAACATTTGAGGGAACAGAAACTGCTTCAGCTTCTGACACGGGGACCTTTGTTGCTGGCCTCAATGCCAGCGTTCGTCCTGGTTGCCGGGGGCAGGCGATGATGATTAAGCTGACTGGCGAAACTGCACGAAGCTGGAGCATCGAGCAGATTATAGCCACAGTAAAGCCCACCGGCCGACGGAGGCAGGCTTAATGCGTCGCCCGCCAAATCCCAATAGTCCCGAAGAGGTGCGGAGAGCGATCCAGTTACTTAATCAGGGTGAGGACGAGGCTGCTAGTGGCCTTGCAGCGTTCATTGTCTTGGTTGCTGAAACGTATGTCCCTTATGTCAATGCACACTCAAGCGTTGATCTTGACGACCAGAATATCACTTCGACTGGCAATGCATCGTTCGCAAATTGCACACTTACCGGCTACATGGATGGGTACGCCGATGTGGCTGCTGACGGCGAGATACTGTATTGGGATACCGGAAACGCAAGGTTCGATGTTGGCGATCATGGAGACATTGCGGGGCTTGGGGACAATGACCACCCGCAATACTCGCATCTGAAAACCGGGTGGGCCCCTGGAACCGCTGCCGATGAAGCCTATACCCTTGCTATAGACACCCCCTCACGAACATTCTCGCTGACACACTCCGGAACCGGTGAGTATTGGATTGCTGGTGTAAGAGAGACATTCGCTGCTCCACTGAGTGTCGTGTTCGATGACACGGAGGGAATGTGGCATATTTCCATAACGTCCGGCGGCACGATGGAGGCTTCACAGACTGACTGGAATTTTGACGACACAGCAGTATTTGTTTCGGAGTTTTATTGGGATGCGGTCAATGGTGCGGTCGTTGGGATGTCTTCTGAGCTCCACTCATGGATTCTTTCAGATCCGTTACATGAGTATCTACACGAATCGTTTGGAACGCGATGGGCCAACGGTCTTGGTGTTGCGATTAACGGGGATGAACTTGATGTCGGTATAGGGAGGATATTCGACGAGGATATCGAGTGTAATATTACCGATGATCTCGGCTCTGGTAGATGGGATCAGACGCTTACCCCTTTGACCTGTCCGATATTGTACAGGGATGGTGCTGCCGGTAACTGGCGTGTCGACGCCGCAAGCTCGGTCCCTGTGATACTTACTGCAAATGTTCCACAAGTAAACTATGCAACCGGTGGGGTGTGGGACCTTGAGGATGTCGGTGTAAATAGGTATTTTGTTTACTGGATCATCGCATCGACCAATCAGAATTATCCGGTATACCTCGTCCCTGGGCAGGAAGATGGTGCCACACTAAATGCGACAAGGGACGGGAATAGCATCGCCGACATGGAATTTGGCAATTTGCCGGTTGAAGAGTCGAAAGTCATTGCCCGCGTCATTGTGCAGCGGCAGGCCGGCTCGCCATACTACAGCCTCATTGAGGTGAATGATTACAGGAATGTAGTGGACGAGCCTGGAGTCGGGGCCGTAGTTGGTGACCATGGAAACCTTGTTGGGTTAAACGATGACGATCACGCCCAGTATCACAATGATGCCAGAGCGGCAACATGGCTTGCGGCAAATCACGAAACAACGTATAACCACGCAAATTATGACACTGCCTACGGATGGGGCGATCATGCAGGGTTATATGTCCCAATTGCAAATGATGGCAAGGTGAAGGTTGACGTTGGTGCGACAGGGGATTATCTCGGTGCTGCATTCAATGATGGTGCTTTGCGTACGAGCACCGGGATCTCGTTTGCTGATGGGGGAAACTTCGTTACCTTAACGACTAACGATGGAGAGATTGTACACAACAGTCTGTCTGGATATGACTCCAATGACCACGTAGATCACACTACCGTTACGTTCTCAGCAGGGAGTGGACTGACTGGTGGCGGCACGCTTGCAGCAAACAGGACGTTCGACTTAGACATCAACGGCTTGGATGCGGATACAATTGTTGCTGCTGATACAATTGCGTTTTATGATGCAACTGGCACTCATAATAATAAAACCGCGTTCTCGGACTTCAATGCAGCTCTGGATCATGGTGCGTTCCTGGGTCTGGGCGACGACGATCACACTTCGTATCATACGGACGGTCGTGCTGCCACGTGGCTCGCAGCGAATCACGAGACGACCTACGATCACTCGCTCATCGGTCCGGCGATACTCGATGACGTCACGTTTGATATCGGAACGTCTGTGGATTACTGGTTCTTGTACAACTCATCCGGTACTGCGTACGAGTTCTGGTCCACTAACGTGAATGGCGGCGGAGCCGATGGTCTCGTCATGGCTGTCCAGGACGGGACGGATGATGTTGATTTCACTGGGGACATTGCTGCCAGTGCTGGTACGTTTTCTGGCTTGATTACCGGCACTGCCGGAGCAGACATCACTGCAACTACCAACCAGGAGGCGACACCTGGAGTCACCTCTACGTCGGTTGCGACGGTGATTCAGGCCGGGACGTCATCCGGCTCAGACGAGACATACGATAATCTTTGGGAGGCAATGAAGTTTACGGCTTCTGGCAATCACGCTCTCCGTAGCTTTAGGGTGCAACTTAAGAAAACTGGTACAATCACCAACCTGTCGTCATTGATGACAGGTTATCTGTACACCGATGTTGCCGGTAAGCCTGGCGCACAGATTGGGTCCCTTGGGACTGTTGTTGCGTACGGTTCGATAGGCACAGGTTATACGGTACTGTACTTTGGCGTCTCTTCCGGCGTGACATTATCATCTGGCTCTGATTATTGGATAGTGTTGAAGCAATCCATTCCGCCGGATGGAGGGACAGTTTTTATACGCCGATCCAGTTCCGGAACGGCAACATGGGCCTATTCGGCAGACGGGTCATCTTGGACGACAGAAAATAGCAAAACCGGGCGGTTTGATCTCTTGGGAATGGACGCACAGCCTATTTATGGAATCAGCTTGAGCTCTATAGCTGTCTTTGGGGAGAGCACGACTGCTTCTGGTGTTCGCGGAGAGAGCATCAGTGATAACGGAGTGTATGGATTCAGCAAGAATTCCAGTGGGGTCTATGGAACAAGTACGCGCGGGCATGGTGTCAATGGCGTAAGTACAGATAAATACGGTGTTAGGGGGGAGAGCTCCAATGATGCTGGTGTCAGGGGGCTCGGTGGTGGTTTTGGTGTGTATGGATCTTCCCCGGGCGGCATCGCTATGTATGGGGTTAGCACCAATAGCTATTCGGGTTTCTTCACCAGAAATACAGCAACTCCATCTAACCCAGTTGAAGTTGTCAGGATAAAACAAGACCATGCTTCAGATACGAATCATGCACTTGTCATTCAACAGGACGGCAGTGGTTCGATTTTACGGCTTTACGATGGTGCAGTGCTGGTTGCGGACTTCAAAGATGGCGGAGACGTCGATGTGACTGGTGTAATCACTTGTGATGGGCTAGGAAGTGTCAATACTGGTGCCGGAACTGGGGCGTCAGGGACTAGCGACTCAGGCAAGGGTCTTCATGGCATTAGTACCTCCGGCACTGCCATACATGGGGCCAGTACCTCCGGGTGGGGCATATATGGCGAGAGTACCTCTTCCTGGTGCGGTTACTTTTATCGGAATGTGTCAGACCCGACAGTGAATGATGAAGTCGTAAGAATTCATCAAGCACATGCTGGATGCTCTAAAGACGCTGCCAGAATCTATCAAACTGGAACCGGAAGTATATTGCAGCTATACGATGGCGCGGCACTTGTGGCCGACTTCAAGGACGCTGGAGACGTTGATCTTGTTGGGGACGTGGAAATAACCGGAGACCTAGACGTAACAGGAACGATTACTGGCATAGTTGCTGGAGGAAACCCTGGAGACGACGTTGCTTTTGAATTCGGTGATGAGCCTGATTATTGGTTCGTGTACAATTCTGGTGGCACAATTTTTGAGTTTTGGACCTCAGACTCGGATGGAGGCGGGGCGGATGCCGTAGTGTGGTCAGTGGATGATGGAACAAAGGAGACTAACTTCTTTGGTGATGTCGATGTGACTGGGGTGTTCACTTGTGATGGGCTAGGAAGTGTCAATACTGGTGCCGGAACCGGCGCATCAGGAACAAGTGACGCGGGCAAGGGCCTTTACGGAATTAGTACTTCTGGAGATGCGGTCTATGGACATAGCATATCCGGAAGAGGTATATACGGGGAGAGTCACGAATCATTCTGTGGATACTTCTACCGAAATATATCAGACCCAAGTGTAGATGATGAAGTTGTTCGGATTCATCAAGCACATGCTGGATGCTCTAAAGACGCTGCTCGTATTTACCAGACTGGGACCGGGAGTATCTTACAACTGTTTGACGGGGCGTCGCTCGAAGTTGATTTCAAAGATGGCGGGGATGTTGACTTTACGAGCATCGTCAAAGCGGGTGGCTACAAGTCATCGGACGGCACCGCAGGCGCGACTTCGGAATATGCGCTGGACGGTGGCGGAACCCTTTCTGTCAAAAACGGCCTCGTTACGGGGTACGCATAATAATGGGCGGAGCATACACAGCAACACCAGCAGAAGAGACGCCGGCTGACTTGCCGCCGGGCTGGAATCTGACCTGGCCATATACGGGACCGTGGCCTCCGGGGTATGAGCCGGATCTTTCTCTGAGCCTTGATGCCACGGCAGTAATAAACCCGACTGATGTGGTTGCCACGTTGTCAGTGCTTACTGACCAAGGAAGCTATGTCACCGCTGAGCCATCTTCTCAGATTGTATGGAGTGCCAAGTGGGACGACACCAATGAAACCTTAGACTTGAGGCAAAGTGAGGGTACGTTCAGCCAGGAGGTTAGCCTGGATTACGCCGATGTCGGCGATAGTTTCTGGGGAGCCGACCCCATATTTTCGGTTGACGCAAGTGCGACCGATAACGGCCGAACGTTTACGCTGTCGGCAAACAGCTCCCCATTCGATGGACAGCGTGTTCTCGCTCAGGCGGTGGTCACGGTGACGGTAGGTTCAACGTGTGAGGTTGATCGGGAATATCAGCAACCGACTAGACCCGTAGCTCCAGAAATGGCAAACGATTGCATGGATTATGTTACGGATGGCATGCGTGTATTTGAAGAAAATACAGACTCTGGTCCAGGTGGATGGCCGCCTTATATAAACAAGAAAATTACGGATGGATGCGACACTCCTAGATTTTGGATGTGGACACGGTATCCCCGTTTGAATTTTGAGGGGGCGACCGTCGGTGTTATTGACAAGTATGGCTTTGCGCATCCTCCGTTGGGCGGCTATGATGGTGGATGGACTGGTACGCCACAGACTGGCAGTGGCGACGGAGACGACCATTGGTGGCTGATGCAGTTCTTGCAAGAGAGACCGGGTATCGAGGAAGATCCCACTAATACTAAGCCGATCTTTGGTACAATCCATTGGTCGGAAATTACGACGTGGTCAATCTTGACATGCCATTTAGAGCGTGCTGCGGATGGGGCTTGTATCGTCTGGGAGGAGCGGGATCATTGGAGCTGGACTCTTGAACAAAATGATTTATGTAACCCCGAAGATCGCCCTACCGTTTATGGCAACACCGATGTGTGCCGGGGTGTTCTTCCACCCTCCCCATGCACGAATTTAGCACAGGGTCCACCCTTCATGGAGCCTGGGGACACAGAGGTTCAGGAGGTTTCAAGCACATTGCCTGAAGAGGACGAACCGTTGAGCACCGGAAGTAGTTTCTTCAAGACGTGGGGATATTATATTGACCAGATATTCCCGGATGGATACTAATGCCGCGGAGAAAAGCGCCAATGGTCACGGTTACAGTCCGATCTCGTGGGCTCGGTGATACTGTGCGAAAGATAACAACTGCAATAGGCATTGCTAATGTTGTCAGTATCGTAGCGGCAGCGCTCAATGTTGATTGTGGATGTGAAGAACGACGGAAAAAGCTCAATGAACTTTTTCCATACTGTGTAGATACCGGAATAACGACCGAACAATAAGGAGCAGAAACATGAGTATAGGGCTGAGAGCGGCGTTTCGGACGCAGGGTAAAGGCATTGCAGGCCGTCAGGCGCAGACAGCAGCGAACACTGCTGCTACTCTGGCTTCAATCGAAGTTGCAAAGGTCGGCACGACAGCCGCAAAGCGACAGTTGCAGTGGGCTACTCAGGATCGAGCAGCAAACGTCGGTGCGGCGGCCGGGGTTGGTGATAGTATGCAGCAGATGATCGATAACTATAACCGTGCCTACGGCGAGGCTAAAGACGTGAACGAAGCCCGCTACCAGCAGCAACTGGGCATCGCCGATGCGACAACCGGCCAAAGGATGGCCGACGTGTCGAGCGCTTTCGGTCGACAGGGTTCTGATATCGCGCAGCGACTTGCCGGGCTCGGCATGTCAAATACAACTGTTGCGCCGACTATGCAGCTTGGAGTTGAGCGAGAAAGACAATCGGCCCTCAATCGAACGGCTGATGAGATGCAACAGACGAAACTTGGAATCATTGGAGCCAGGGAGGACAGGTTCCCTGATCTTGGTTCGCTTCAGTCGACACTGGCAGGAGCTGCATCTGGGAAAATGACCCCGCAGGTCGCGGCGATGCTGAAGGCATTTGGAAACATCAGGAGCGTTTAATGGCAATCAGAATAGAACGCGGTGGAAGTGGCAGCGATACGGCCGGACAAATCCTTGCCCAGGCTGGTCAAGGCGAAGCCAACCGCCAGCAACAGACGCTTCAGGCTTTATTGCAGCTCGCCGGTGCAGCACGCCCCGGCCCTGTCGGTGGCGGAGGCGGAGGCGGCGGAGGCGGGGCCGGATACGACGAAAGGGCGCTGGCTATCCAGAAGCTTAATAGTGCCCGGGCCATGAAGACGGAGGAGATCCAGGCCCAGGCTAAGCGAGACCAGCAGGCGGCCGACCAGGCGACTGCAAAGACAGCCGTGAAATTCGGGCTAGATGAGCAGGTTCGTGAGCAAGAGTTCGAGAACACGGTCAGGGAAAAGCAGGAAGCAGCAAGGCTTGAGGCCGAGAACTTCGATTATGAGTATTCTCAGAAGTCGAAGCAGAGAATTGCCAGGATCAATCAGGCAAGACAGACACTTCGCACTAGCGAAGATTTCACCCCAGACGAGAAAGCAGATGGAGAACGGGAGTTGACTCGTCAACTGATGGGAATAACCCAGGATGCAATGCCGGCCGATCGGAACAGGTGGAAGGGTGACCCCAGGAAAGCTCCCGGGAACGGGGAGACCTGGCAGGATGAAGATGGTAATACCATGACAACGGGGCCGGATGGAGTGCCGAAGCTCATCTTGCAATACAAACAAAGCCGTGCGTATCAGGAGCTAGAACTGAAAGCTGAGCGAGCACAAAAGGTCGAGGACAAGCAGGCTGAATTGCAATCCAGCCGACGGGACAGTTACATGGAACTCTTGACCGGCGAAGTAACGGAGACGATAGGCGGGATTGAAGAAAAGCGCAAGCGAACGTCAGGCGAGGCCCAGGAAATCATGGCTAAACTGGATGCTTTTGACGCCGTAGGGCATGGTGAAGCTCCCCAGACTTTACAGGCTCCACAGATGACGGCCGAGAATGCGGACGTGATTTATGAGAGCCTCAATCCAGGTGACGAGTACATTGGTCCTGATGGACAGCGACGACGTAAGCCTGGCTTACTTCCGCAGCAACCGATACCGATGAATATTCCGCAGTTCTAAAAGGAAAAGTAATGGGCTGGAGAGACGGCGAGATCGTAGCTGGCACAGGGTCCTGGCAGGATGGTGAGCCCGTAAGAGTAGCGCCAAGTGGGCCTGGGTCCTGGCAAGGCGGCAGGATTGTGGAACCAGAACAGCCTGCACTTACTGAGGAGCAGAGGGAGCACTTCTTGCTGGCCGCCAAGAGAGAAGCGGCATTAGCTTCAGAATGGGAGAAGTCTAGTAAGTCGAATCTTCCAGGGTTTAGGTCCATGGCTATCCAGATGGGGGCAAACATTGCCTCGCCGGTTGCCAGGCTACTCGGTCAAGGTGAGCGAGCAGATCAACTGAATCGGCTGGCAACTGCTGCCGGGCAAGTTCAGGAAGAAAGGGAAAAAGGCGGGCCGATCCCAGACTGGCTGCAACGAGCCGCAAGGGGTGCCGGCGTGTCGATTGGAACTGCCGGAGCGGCAGGCATGTTCACGGGTCCATACGGTATTATCGGATCATTCTCTGCACAAGAAGGCAATCGAGCTTGGACTGAAGGGAAAGATGCTGGGCTCAAGGGCAAGAAGCTTGCTGAGTATGTCCTGAAGCAGGCTACGATCGAAGCCGTGCCAGCGCTTGTCATGCAGAAGTTGGGGTTGGGTGGCTTTGAAAAGATACTTGGTGGAAAACAGGCTGCTTCCGCTGGCTTGAGAGAAGGCTTTAAGCGAGCTGGACTGAATCTTGCGACGGAACTTCCTGAGGAGTTAGTAACAGAGCTTGCGCATAATTTTGAGTCTGCGTTTTCAGGCGTTGATCCGAACGCAATGAGTGCCGAGAACATCCAGCAGACAGTCCTTGATACCGTTGCTCAGACCGTCCTTGCCATGGGCGCAGCCAGTGTGCCTAGCCTGGCAGCAGCACACAAAGAAGGGAAGGTTGGCAAGAAAGACAGAGCGAAGACTGCCCTTGTCGAGTCTGCTGAGTCCGGTGTGCCCATATCTCGTAAGCAGTGGCGAAAACTAGACCTTCCAGAGAACGAGGGTCGCAGTCAGGCCGATCGTTTAGAGGCCGCAAAAGGGGCTTCCGCAGAGATTAGAGCGGCCGAGGCGGCAGCAATAGAACAGCAGGTACAGCCTGGAGCTGTCGAGGAGCTCACACAGGACCCCAGGCCCCCCCAGGAAGCCGCTCAGGCGACTCCGCAGGCAGAACCCGGCGAGCAGCCGGTCCAGCCTCCGGTGGCCCCAGAAGGCGGCTTGGGGGCCCCTCCAGTGCCGCCTGGTGAGACTGAGAGCCAGTCGTTCGAGGCCATGGTGGCCGCCTCGCCAGTACCCCCTCAAGAGTCGGCCCAGAGGAATCTTACCAAGCAGGTCTCCGCGGCTAAGCAGCCGATTGGCGAGGCGAAAGGTCTAGTCAAGGACGAGAATGGGAGCATCTCAGTCCCGGTCGAGACGTTCGCGAAGGCATGGCGAGGGACAAAGACGCTGCTCAAGCGAGGTTTTGCCACAGGTGGACTGCTCCCAGAAGTCGTCCAGACAGTGAAACTACGGAAGGAGGGACAGCAGGCAAAGCTTTCGAGGCAGATCAGTGAAGCTCAAAGCGACTACAAGACCGCAGCAAAAGAGACTTATGGAACCAAGAATCCGTCAGCCGTACACACCGAAGAAATCAGCGATGTGCTTGGTGGCAGGTCTGACATCAGCACGCTTCCTGATTCCATGCAGGACTCAGTGGCTGCTATGCGATCTGGAATAGATGCCAGCTCTCGTGAGCTCATTCGATCCGGGGCCGTCCAGGGTGCGCTGGCGGCGATTGTCGCGAGGAATACTGGAGTCTATCTGACCAGAACGTTCAGGGCATTTTCTGATCCGAAGTGGCCAAGCAAGGTTCCAGAGAAAGTGATGAACCGGGCGATTGCCCTGATACGGGCAGAGTATCCAGGCAAGACTGAGGCTGAAGTGCATGGGCTTATTGCGGCAATCCTTTATGAGGGCAAGGCGGCACAGACTCCGCTTGCCCTCATACGCAGGGCGTCGCTCGGTGCTAAGGATCTCGGCATCCTCAGGAAAAGAAATCTTGAGATACCGGAAGAGATCCTGGACTTGTTAGGCGAGAATCGTGATCCACTTGTGAATTACACACAGAGCATGGCGAAGATTGGTAGCCTGATCGCCAACCACAAATTCCTGACGGAAGTTCGCGAGGCCGGCTTGGCTGGTGGATTCTTCAGCGAGGTGCCGACGGTCAATGAGTTCGGTGAGATGAAGACTAAGATTGCTAAGGAAGGCACCGCGTCAATGGAGCCACTCAGTGGACTCTACACGACGCCTGAGATTGCAGATGCGTTCATGCGGGCAACCGACCCAAAGAAAATCGGGCCGATCCTGCGGGCGTACTACAGATTAAACGCGCTGGTCAAGACATCTAAGACCGTCTATTCGCCGCAGGCGATCGTTAGGAACTTCATAGCCAACCCCCTGATCGCAATCAAGAACGGGCACATAGACCTCACCGGAGATTACCTCGGCCAGGCAAAAGACTTTTGGAAGGCGGTGAAGGCGACCGGGAAAGATATCACGCCAGACTGGGCGAAGCGTCTTTCTAATAGGGTTTTGCCACAATTTGTCAATAATCTCCTTGCTATGAATGAAAAGGAGTTCAGGGCATATATGTCCCGGGCTGCCGAGGCCGGCGTGATTGGGCACGATGTTATTGTTGGTGAGTTAAAGGCAACGCTGAAAGACGCTGGGCTATTTGGTGCAGACGCAGACATCGCAGGGGCGGACGCGCAGAGGCGCGGAAAAACACTCGCAGCATTTAGGGTGGCTGGGAAACAAGCAGTCAGTATCTATCAGGCTGGCGACTCAGTGTGGAAGCTTTTCGGCTGGAACCGCGAGATGAAGGCGTACCACAAGGCATACCCGGACATGCCTCAGGCGGAACTTGAACAGGCAGCCGCCGACATAGTGACTGATGTATACCCGACATACTCTAAGACGTCTGAGTTCGTTGGCTTAATGCGTAAGAATATACTGACTGGATCGTTCGTCAGCTTTCCAGCCGAGATAATTCGCACATCGTTCAACACCATGGAGCTGACCCGTAAGGAAATGACATCGGACAATCCAGAGGTACAGAAGATTGGGTATCGCAGGCTTACTGGCATGATATCCGCTGCGACCATTTCGATTGGCGTGCCGATCATGTCAAGGTTTATTGCTGGAGTCTCAGCAGATGACGAAGACGACATGCGGAAGTTCATGCCAGAGTGGCAGAGGAACAGTCATGTTGTGCATCTTAGTAAATCTAAGGCCGGGAACAATCGCTATATTGATATGTCGTATGCTGACCCGCATTCTATAATTGTGAAACCATTGAAGGCATTTTTTGCCGGCGCAAAAGAAGACGACATCAAAGCAGCATTCGAGGAGAGCTTCCGAGAATTCTTTGACCCGTTCATCAGCGAAGAGATTCTCATCAAGGCCCTGTCCGAAGCATGGCGAAATTCCAAGGGAGCCAACGGACTGGATGTCTACAATAAGGAAGACACTACATTTCAAAAAGGACTGACCATTGGACAGCATGTCGGCAGAGCATTCCTGCCCGGAGCAGCCGTTTCCGCAGAGAGGATCGGTCGCGGGATGGCCGGTAAAGTGGAGCGAACCGGCAAGGTTCGCGACCCAGCAATCGAGGCGATTTCTGTGGTGACGGGGCAACGGATTGAAGAGATGGACATTCGGCAGAATTTATCCTATATCTCCAGGAGCTTCAGCGGCAGCCTCCGAGACTCAGAAAGCATCTTTCGTAGCGTGGTCAATAATCGGGGGAGCGTTAGTGAGAGTTCGATCATCGCTGCGTATGAGCGGTCCGACAACGCACGCAGGGACGCATTTAAGGAGATGACTGAGGTTGCTAATGCTGCTGTGCGGCTCGGCGTACCAGCCGCAGAAGTGGTTACCATTATGAGGGAACAAGGGCTGACAAGCAATGATGTGGTGCGTGTGATGCGGGGGACATATGAACCATATCAGCCGACAAAAGCGAGGCTCAAGACGATGCAGCGGTATAACCCCGGTGAATTTGCGGGGCGGCGTGAAGCCTGGGGCGCTGCATGGCAATCTGCCATCAATCCTGAGGCAGGCGAGCCGGCTGTACAGTAGAATTTTTGTCATAATGAACGCTGATTAAACTGAAGAGAACGCTTCTTTTCCAGGGTGCCAGCAGATGAAACCAGTCAATCTCTACGTCAAGCCAGGAGACATTATCGGCTTTAGCGGCAAGTCTCTGCGTAGCGATGCGATCAACATTGTAACTGGCGGCATTCCAAGATGGGGGATCAGTCATGTAGGAATTATTGGTGACCGTCACGGCAGTAGGTATCTTTTTGAGGCCTCGGACAAATTGAACTGGTGTGAAATTCGTCACGAGATGTCCCGTGGCGTTCAGGCTCACCTCCTGGACGATGTACTTGAAAGTTACAATGGTCGGGTATGGCACTACAGCCTTTATCGCAGGCTTTACCAACACGAGGATTTTCGGCTGTCTGCGTTCCTGCATGGATCGCTTGGCACGCCGTACGATCGAGCAGGCGCAATTCAGTCCGGCGGATTCCTATGGGGGCTTCTCAACTCGAAGCTGCGTGGCGAGTCGCTCACTGAAGATTTCTGTTCCGAGGTGTGTGCCGCCGCCGAGTCGCGCATCGGCATTTTTCCAACAACCAACGCAAGTCGTTGGAATCCTAACAAGCTGGTTCGTACAATGCGACGTGCCGGCCTCCTTCACCGTCCAATGAGGTTAAAATGAGTAAAGTCAACTGTCTTGTTACTGCTATCGTCAAGTTTCTGAAAAGTCTGGCCTCGATCAAGAAATCGTAACCGGACGTTCCCAAGTTCTTTTCGTAAGAAGAGAGGAGACACTATGAGTCTGAGACCAGTGAAACCAACATTTTGGGATTATGCTGTGGTTTTTTTGCTTCCAATAGTCATTGTATTTGCCATCACGTCCCTCGTGCTGTGGGCCACGTCTGCACCGGCCGCCATGGTGGATTGCATCAGCGCCACCTGCCGTGTGACATCTGTGGAAGGCGATAAAGTAACTGGCGTCGGCACCGGCTGTGTGTTTGAGATCAGCAACGGCAATGTGTTTGTGCTGACCAATGCCCATGTGGCCGACAGAGACAGAATGAAGGTGGAATTCTGGGAAGACGGACATTTGTCAAGGCCGCTTTATGGCAGCACTGTCATGCGCTCCGTTAGTCGGGATATTGCGGTCATTTCGATCGATGCTGCTGTCTTTGGACAGTCACTTCCGAACGTCATTCCAATAGCACCACTGAATACACAACTACACATCGGACAAACCATTACCTCGGTTGGCTGTGCAAACAGTGCGTGGGCGACGGCGTTTAAGGGGCACATACGTAACCCTGTTGATGATGTGGGTGGCTTGATTGCGTTCGATCCAACGCCTGCGCTGGGCCGCAGTGGATCGGCAATCTTCGATGAAGATGGTAAACACATCGTAGCATTGTTGCGAGCTCAGAGGCTGGAATACAAGGACGGCCCTCCGATCTACGGCCTTGCCGTGAGCATCCGAGACATCTGGGCTTCGCTGTATGGCGACATGGTGGACACAGGTCGCACCATAAAGGATCGCGAGACCTTTTGGCCCCCGGCCATTCAGGAGCAAGTCCCGGTGCAGTGTGGGCCAAGGGGCTGTCCAACGCCGGGAGGGTCGGGGCAGCGTGTCCTGCCGTACCGACAGCGACAGGACGACATCGATCGCCGTCAAGACAGGCGGATTGATGATCTGTATCCGACCAAGCCATTCGAGGTTCCGAAGCTTGAGGTGGAGCCTCCGGCGGACGGAGGGAATGTTCACGAGTCGGCCCCGCCGCCTCCGGTCGTCAAAGAGCGTGGGCCACCTATCGGCTTCATTGTCGGATTCCTGCTACTTGCGGCTGGTGTTGGTATGGTACTCGGCCTCGCTGTTCAGTGGAAGGCAACCTATCCGAAGTTGTAACGAAGGAGGGATGCACATGGAGAGTCATGCTATCAGTATCGTTCTGTGGTGTCTTCTGGGGGTATTTGCTCTTGCATTCGTCTTGCATGTGATGATGCTGATTGACTGCATCAGATACAAGGTCAAGAAGCCAACCTCCAGGCGATCAAAGCGTTCGTAAGCTCAGTTTTTCTATCAATGAGAAAGTAACGAAAGAGAGTTCATTATGGTCAGTCTCGTTATCAATGTTGTTCTCGGAGCCCTTGTGCTCGGAGCGGCCTGCTACTATGTCGTTCGTTGGATGTTTCGCAAGGATACGGAGATCGAAGATCGTCGCCGAGCTGCGGCCGAGCTTGCTGGCGTACTGTCTGGTCTTGGGCTGCGGAAGATCCCGGACTTCCTGATCGACTACAGCGTCGGTGACTACAGCGGCATGGGGAAGAAGATCGCAGACCTGGCGCGACTTTTCTTGTCGGGTGAAGCCGCCGTGCTCGAAGAATTCAAGGAGGCATTCGGTAGAGTGCTCGATGCCAAGCTGAAGACCCCTGAGGGCCGGGCGTACATCCGTGTCAAGCTGGAAGACTCCGATACGGCAGACCCTAGCCCCGTCGCGAAATAACCACCCCCAGGGCAAGAAGAAGGCCTCGCTGACCAGCCGGGGCAACCTACCAGAGCCCTCGGCTGGTCGTTTTTATAGAAAAGAAGAAAGGAAGACATGAAAGAAGAACACTTTGGTCTCGCTGTTGGTTTCTTGCTCCTTGCGGTGACCATTTTGTGCGCGTGCATGGCTGGTTGCTCGCATCAAATGGGGCCCGACACTTATGATTATTCCATGTATACCGTGGTCGCATACATGGACGATCAATGCGACCCGTGCCAAGAGGTAAAGCAGTCCCTTGAGCTCCTTGAGGCGGCTGGAGCTCGGGTCATCATTGTTGATGTCCATGAGGACCCACGCAAAGCAGAAATATGGGGCGTCACGGACGTTCCAACTTTTTTCATTTCCTCACCTCACAGTGACACGATCCGCACGTACACCATTGAAACGGTCTTGGCCGTGTGCGGGGGCTACTTGTGAGACTAGCGGCCTGCGGCATCTTCGGCAGCGTCATTGCGATGGGGTCAGCCGACGCTCTGAGCGGCCCGATCATCGTTCAGTATGGAGCACTAGCTATACTGGGTGGGGCGGTCCTGTATCTCCTCAAATACGCCATTCCATCCATCCTGAAGGCACAGAAGGATGAGCGGACGGCGCTTCTTGCCGATCAGGAACGAGCCAGACACGATTTCTGTGAAGCCCTCGCCGGGGTGTCGAGATCAGTTGACAACATGGCAATTGTCATATCTGGGGCCCGGCGATCAGTAGGCCCATAGCTGAGACGTCCACAGAGCCCCGATAAGAGCCACGGACCGCCCGTGGCTCTTTCTACTGGTAAACGGAGCGAGAGGCCACTACAGGGCTTTCTGGGTGGCGCGAGGCGGTTTCTTTCCGCAGACGAATACCACGGCCGTTGGGATTTTCGAGTAGTATCGTACAATTGACGCAACTACCGACCCCGGAGGTAGGCCGTCGTGCTGGAGCTCGCTGTCCATGTGGGGGGATACTTTCCAGAAACCTTCTTCTCCGGCAATCTGGAACCGGCCGGCACGTGCTGTTCGAGTTGCTTCCGGCATACCGAATGTGCGCCATTCCGGCGTGCGGGTGCCGTGCTCTCGTTCGCAGAAGAGGTAGCCGCCAGCATGGAGTAACTGCTCACCACAACTTGGGCATTTTTTTTCAGCGGCCTTGTGTGTAAACTGTGTTGATTTCATGTCGCCTTCACTCTCGGGGGCTTTGCTGGCCTGAATGTCCTGGCCATCCAACGTCCCCGCTTGTTCACTTGCATTTTGGCTACGAGGTAGGCCGGGGATTCTGGGGCATGTTCCATGCAATCTACATGAGCCCACGGAACATATTCCCAGAATCCTACGGCTCCTTCGATAGTGAATCGCTTATAATCTCGACGGGTTGCCCGTGAAAGGTCCATGATGCCCCACAGCAAGCGCGCTTTCGAGTTGCCGCATATGCAGACCATGAGCTTGCTGCTGGTCCTGTACATCCGCAGCCCGCATGTTTTACAGATCCAGTCTCTACGTCTCATTATTTTTCCTCCATAGTATCTGCGGCTTCGTCGGCATCTTCCATGCTGTCGAAGACAAGATGATCTGACTTTTTAACAACCACAAAAATCTTCGGCATTTCGTGAAGCGGACGCAGCGTGACAACTTCACCCACATCACGCCCGTCCACTGCGTCATGAATTTCATCAAAAGCAGTGTCCAGGTTGTTATCATCCCAATACCAGAACTGGCCGGTCTTCGCGTCCATGATGATCTCATTCAAGCGGTCAATGTTCTTTTTGGCTGACACCAGCAGCAAAAAGAAACGGATCGCCACTGCGAGACTAAGCAACACTATCAATAACCACAGTAACCACAGCGTCATTTCACCTCATGTTATTTTTGTTCGTCCCATTTTTCCCACATCGAATAAATGGCAGCGTACGCAACCCCCCATGCAC